TAATGATTACCTCCACACAGAAGGAGGACGGATCATCAAAGAGAACATTCAGAAGATTCTCCCCGTATCCGGAAGAACGTGGAATGGAAAGAAAACAGCTGCTTCACAGACAGATCCATTCACACTTAAGGAAGAGAACCTTGCAGTAATTGTAAAAACAAAAGGACCGTATCACTATCTGTATTTCCCAGATGATGGATCGAATACGCAGCATCATTATGGAAATCAGAAGTTCATGTTTGACGGGGCAAATGCAAGTGAAGACAAAATTGTAAATGAAGTTATAGACGAATTAGTAAAAAGATTGGAGGAAATATAATGGCAGGAATCACAAATGTGGATTTTTCAGAATATGAAATCACAGAACTTGGAATCAGAATATCTCCGGCGCAAAAAGCAGATATTCTGAAATGCGTGGGAAAACTGGAAGAGGAGCTTACGAGCAAGACCGTACAGAAAAAATGTGGATCGAAAGTCATAAAAACAAGAACAAAAGGAACGGGATCCGGAACGCTGAAATTTTCGGCATACACGCCACAGGACATGCTTGTTGATATGCATGGGATGAGCAGGAAAGACCTGAAAGACGGAATCGTGGCATACGGACAAAGCTCTTTACATGCGGTGGCATGTGTTACGGCTAAAATCCTGAATGAGGACGGAGATGTGAAGTATAAGGCTTATCCAAATTGTACAATCACAAATGGACTTAGCAGGACTGTAGATAACGACACGGAAGACGTAGCCATGTTAGAACTCGAAATAGCAGTAATGCCAGATGAGGATGGAGAAGGCATGTACGAAGCTGTAGAGACAGATTTGCAGGACGCGACGGTAAAAACAAAGTGGATGGAAGAATTTTCGAGAGAACTTGTTGAGCTTAACGTATAGGAGGGAATTATGGAAGCAAAAGTAAAGATTAGATTCAGAGACAAATACACACACAATTTACACTTGGCAGGAGAAATCATCGAAGTGAGCAAAGAACGCTACGAGGAGATTGAAAAAGTACGGGAAGGCATTTTGGAGCCGTTGGAGCCAGTTCCAGAAGAAACACAGGAAGAAAATCAGGAGGAAACGCCAGGAGCAGAGCACTATACCCAAAGCGAGCTGAAGAAAATGAACGTTGAAGAACTGAAAAAGCTTGCGGAAGAAAAAGGCGTAAGCGCCGAAGGTAAGAAAGATGAAATTATCGAAAGAATTGTAGAACTGGAGGAAAACGATGCGCAGTAAGGACGTATTCAATTTCCAGGAATATGAAATGGCAGACGGGGAGTTTGTGACAATGTCCACAGCTCCCATTTTGCTGTTGAGCCTGAGAAATAAAAATAAAAAGGCATATGAAAAGATCAGCAAAGTCCTGGTAAAAGGAGTAAATGAAAAAGATGTCATGGAAGTGTACGAGTTCATGCATTCGGCATACTTGAATGCTAATCAGGATGAAGAGGAAGAGAATTTGATGACATTCAAGGAATTCATTGAAAATGTAAACCCAGATTACATGAAAAATGTAAATATAGTACAGGAAATGATTTCACCGTCAAAAAAGCAGGATTCAGAACAGCCTTTAGAAGAGCAACAGTAGGAAAAAGTAAAAATACACTGAGGCTTCCGAGATTTGAAATTGAGGAAGTGGAAGATATGTATACCTATTATGTAATTATAAACGGAATCAGCGAAGAGTTGTTCTGGAACTCTGAGTACAACGTATTATTAACAATTTTGGAAGATAAACACGCCTACATGAGTTGGAAAAACTACATGGAAGAAAAGATGATAGAAAGAAGGTGATCTACTAGCCAACAGAGAAGCAAGCGTAACATTTCGCGCGAAAACAACGGATTTTACGACCGGAATCAAACAGGCTGACGCAAGTTTGAAGCAGCTCCGGGCGGAATTAAAATTAAATGAAACTCAGATGAAAGGCACAGGCACGTCTGTGGATGCTCTGGAACAGAGAGAAAAGCTTCTGAAGCAGGAATTACAGGCAAGTGGAGACAAGGTCACTTTTTTGAGCGACAAATTACGTGTCGCAAAAGAGGTATTCGGAGAAAACTCCATAGAAGCAAGCAACTGGAGTGCAAAGCTTGCAGACGCGAAGCGCGTACAGGAGACGATTGCACAGGAGCTATCCAGCACAACAGGGAAACTGGACGAGCAAAAAGAAGCAGAATCTGAGTTGAGCCAGGAGGCACTTGAAGCAGCTGAGAAGTTAAAAAAACAGGCTGAGGCAGAAGCGCAGCTTCAAAGCGCTGTTGAACAGGCTGATCAGAAAATAAAGCAGCTCGATCAGGAATTGGAGCTTAATCAGACAAAACTGGACGGATCTGAAAACAAGACCAGTTTACTGAGGGATAGACAGGTATTACTTGCAAATCAGTCACAGATTGTTGCACAAAAAACAGCAACACTTCAAAGTGCGCTGGATGCGTGTTCTCAGGAAGTTGGAGAAAATTCAGAAAAGTACAATGAATTGAAGTCCAGCCTTGTAGAAGCACAGACACAGCAGGCGGCAATCCAAAATGAGATTCGAAATACCACAAAAGAACTGAGCGAACAAAAAAGCACGGTTCAGACTTTTGGAGAAGGACTTGGAAAATTCGGCGAAGGAACGGAAAAGGTCGGGCAGAGCTTAAGGGCAGTCAGTACCACAGCGGCCGGAGCTTTAATAGGAGCCGCGACATCTGCAATTACATTCGAAGATGCATTTGTTGGAGTTAAGAAAACTTGCGATGAAGTATACGATGCAAATGGTCAGTGTATCTACAGCTATAAAGAATTAGAAGATGGAATCCGAAATATGGCAAAGGAAATACCAGCGTCTACCACGGAGATTGCATCGGTGGCTGAGACGGCGGGGCAACTTGGCATTAAGACACAAGACGTACTGGGATTTACCCGCGTCATGATCGATATGGGAAATTCTACGAACCTGGCAGCAGACGACGCGGCAACAGCAATCGCGAAGTTTGCAAATATTACAGGATTAGCGGCAGACCAATCTATGTCAGCAGAAGAAAAGTACTCGAAAATGGGAAGCACTATTGTCGACTTAGGAAATAATTTCCAAACGACAGAAGCAGACATTATGGACATGGCGACGAATCTCGCATCGGCCGGAACACAGGTCGGCATGTCGGAATCAGACATTCTGGCACTGGCTACGGCGCTATCTTCTGTAGGAATGGAAGCGCAGGCTGGAGGCACGGCATTCTCAAAAGCCATGATACAGATGCAGCTAGATGTAGAAACAAATAGCGAGGGATTAAAAGACTGGGCTAATGTGGCAGGAATGAGTGTGGATGAGTTTTCAACATTGTTCCGGGAAAACGCCACGGGTGCTCTGGAAGCGTTTATCACAGGACTTTCACAGTGCGGAGGAGAGACAGACTCAGCTATTAAAGTTCTGGACGATATGGGAATCACAGAGACTAGAATGCGAGACGCATTGTTAAGATCCGCAAATGCAAGCGACGTATTTACTTCGGCAATACAGACAGGAAGCGAAGCATGGGATGAAAACACAGCTCTGGCGGAAGAGGCAAATAAAAAATACGGAGACGTGAAAAGCCAAATTAAGATTATGGGTAATAACCTGAAAGACGTGGGAATTACATTAGGCTCCACATTTCTCCCAATGATCGCACAGGGAACAGAGAAGATAAAAGGATTTGCCGATGCAATATCACAGATGGATTCAAATCAGCAAAAAATACTTCTTGGAATCTTGGGATTCGTAGCAATCCTATCGCCATTGCTGATAGGAATCGGTAAAGTGTCGACTGGGATATCTGCAATTATCGGAGTCGGTTCTAAATTAACAGGTATGATTGCCGGAATTGGAACAGCAGCAGAAGGAGCAGGGGCAGCCGCAGCAGGGGGCGCTGGAATAGCGTTGGGACCAATACTGCTAATAGTCGCGGCGATAGCTGCAATTACAGGGGCAATCGCATTACTATGGCAGAAGAGTGAATCATTCCGGGATTTTTTCACGGAATTATTCGGAATCTTTCAGGATACTATCTCAGGATTCTTAGACTCTCTTGATATCAGTGGGAAAATAGATGAGATTAAGCAGACGCTGGGAGGATTCGAGGAAAAGATTCTTGGGTTGGAAGATTTGTTTGAAATAGTAGGCACAGTACTGGCGATAATTATCATACCGGCACTTGCACAGGTAGCAGCAGGATTCAGCATGCTGCTTAGTATTATCGGAGGATTAATCGACCAGCTTTCCGGACTAGGAACATTTATTGTCGGAGTATTTACGGGAGATATGGATAAGGCATATCAGGGATTGCAGACATGGAAGTCAGGAGTTGGAACGACATTTTCCGGACTGTGGAGCTTAGTAGTAGGAGGACTGAACGGATTTTTGAGTGGACTGGTGAATTTCTTCACATCACTTTTACATGCATGTGGATTAGATTCATTTACAAACGGAGTGAAAAATACGTTTGAAGGAATCAAAAATGGAATTTCTACAAAAATTAATGCAGCTAGAGATACCGTAAAAAGTGCAATTGAAAAAATCAAGAGTTTCTTCAATTTCACATGGAAGCTGCCAGATTTAAAGCTGCCACATTTTTCTATCACTGGATCATTTTCTCTTGATCCGCCATCAGTTCCAAAGTTTGGAATTAACTGGTATGCAAAAGGAGCGATATTCAGACAAGCCACTATTTTACCGACTTACAGCGGGCTAAAAGGCGTGGGAGAAGCTGGAGAGGAAGCGGTAGCACCAATCACACTATTAAGGTCATACGTAGAAGAATCCGTAGAAAACGCACTGGCGAGGCTGCAAAGAACAGAGACAGATCCGATTGACTATGACCGGCTGGCTGATGCGATGGCAAGAAGAAAAGTAACTGTAGAATATAATGGAAGAGAATTTGGACGAATTATCGAGGAGGTCACGACATAATGATATGCTACGAAAATAGCAATGGAAAGAAAATAAAGTTGGATAAGTGGCCGGTTGTACTTGAGGATATTACGGACATATTTGGAAAATCATGGAGACATGATGCGAGCGAAAATAAATTAAGAAACAAATCAAAGCTTGAAAAGTTCTACCAGACAAGCGTGCAGAAAAAAATAACACTGCAAGTATACTGTGATTCTGAGGAAGAATACTGCAATACAGTGAATGGCATAAACGAAATAACTGACGAAGATATATTAAACAAGGCAGAAGGTAAACTCTGGTATGGAGATTACTATCTTCCTTGTTATATCACAGGACTTTCGCCAAAGGATTATGACGAGGCGTTCTATACAATTGATATAGAGGCAACCATTGTATCATTCTACCCTTTCTGGATCAGTAAGCATACATATGAGTTTCACAGTTATGAGACATCAGTGACGGACAACAAGAAGTATCCGGGAAGGTACCCATATAGGTACGCAAACGGTGAGAACAGCAGCTATATTATTAATCAACATTTCACAGATTCAAACTTCAAACTGATCATATATGGAAGCATCGCAAATCCACAAGTAATCATTGGAGGAGAGGCATACCTTGCAAATGTAGTATTGGAAGAAGGAGAATATCTAGAAATCGACAGTAGAAGCGAAACGATTATTAAGGTCATGAGGAATGGAGAAAGAGTAAATGCTTTTCATTCCAGAGAGAAATCCAGAGACTTTTTCAGGAAAATAAAACCGGGAAGAAATACAGTATATTAAAAGGGTGGCTGACAGAAGCTCCTATGAAGGATTGGAAAAAATTCTGGACGCCCTTGAAAAGGCAAAGGCGAGACTGCGTGCAAATGTCAGCTTCGAACTGACGATGGAGCTTTTGTTTTTGACGATTCAGGAGAATACCTGAACATGGAGGTAGATAGATTAGATGGTAAAG